ATGTGTCATTAACTCGCCCCTTGTTTGTCAATCTCAGACATCTTCTTTTCTATTCTTGCTGCAATACCCACTATCCAATCTGGTCCGAGATTATCTAATATCTGCATCTGCTCTTCGGGCTTCATTGCTGTATAACCTGCTCGCATTATTGAGTCTATCATTGCATCTTCTGGGTATGTAAGAATCACTCGTTCCCTCACTTTGAGAATAGAATCAAAGATAAAATTATCAAGTTTCTCTGGGAAAGACTCTTTTGCCATTATACCCCCGGTGGCATTTGTATATTGTTTAATGGGTTTTCTTCAGGCACAGGCAACGGAGTTGGATTATCTGCTAGTCCTTGTTCTCCACCCATTTGAGATAGTAACTCTTCCATTTGCATTTGCTCAGGGGGTGGTTGTAAAGGTGCAGGTGCTTCAGGAGTACCCATCTGGCTCATCTGTCCTTGCATAGCCATTTGCTCAGGAGCTATTTGCTCAGGAGGCTGTGCTGCCTTAGCAAGTTCTTCTTGAACCATTTGTTGTATACTATTTCGCTGTGCGATAGTTTGTAATTGAGTACCAATAAGCTGTTGCATAACCATTGGATCATCCTCTGCCCTTGTAGCCAAAATCTCATCTCTCCATGAGTCTGGATCTTGTGCGTTAAGTAATCGGCGCATAACAACCTTAGAAGGCATAAGCTCTGAGTTCTTAAGGGTAGCTGCTGCTGCAACATTTCGTAGTTCTTCAAGTGGGAACCTTGCGCGTAAGTGTACTTTTGTATTACGCATCCCTTTAGTATCTTTGCCCTTTACATTAAATGCAAATGATTCAACATTATCTTCTGAGTCCATACGACCCATAACTTCAATATTGTCCTCCCATGAGTATCTTTGGGATAGTCCAACAACCTTTGCATTAATATCTTCCATAGCCATCTGTGCGTTTTCAACAGGTTTAAATACTTTAATCAATGAGGCTTGTTGCTGCGCAATAGTATCAATACCACTAGAACCTGCCTGTGGTAAGGTGAACCCTTCTTCGTCTATTTGTATACGAAAGAAGTTTGTTAGTTGATCTAGGTCAGGCAGCGTACCCCTGAATTGGAGGTAGTACACATCCTCTCCTTCGAGGATCTCGATTGTACCTGACCCCGGCTCAATGTCTACTGGCTCATCATTGACGCGCCGAATAACCATTGTTGGGTCTGCATACAAATCTGCAATACGCATATGCCTGTTAAGTAGCCATTCCATCTCAGCTACACTATCAACAAGCGCGTAGTTTACAGAAAGCCCCATATTACCACCTTGTGTAGAAGTAGTCTTTGCACAGTGGAATATAGTAAAAGGTAAACAATCATAGAACATCATAACCGAAGGACGCATCACAAATTGGTTATGTGCGGATACAGCATGGATAATCGAGTCCCCTTCCCATGCCCAGTAGTCCACTACTTCAATTTCTTTTTCTGGATGTAGAGGTGTTGTCCAATCTAAATCTTCGTCTTCACGATCAGTATCATTATAGTTTAGTTGAACGCCCCACTGTTCCTCTACTTCGTATGCCTTCATCCATGTACGATGTACAACAGCTTTCCATTGTTCATGAGTTCCCCCAGCTATAGGGTAGACTTCTCTTGGATCTAGATTTTTAATTTCTATTGGAAAGTGATACATAGGTCGGTCACCTTGAAAATCTGTATCATCATCTGCATAAGTATTACGTGACCATGTAGTTCGTAGTACACCCCAACCATATAGAAGCTGGTTAAATATCGCATCATGTACAGGGTTAGAACCCCATCTTCGAGTATTTAATTGGTAGACACTGTGAAGCATCTTAACTACTTTGTCAGCACGAGAAGAATTAGAAAGTACTTCAATGATAGGATCTTCTCCTGTCATCATAGTATGTGCTCGTTGTACTGAGGAAAAAGGTATGTTAAGTGTGACTAAGTGTTCATTCTCAATGTTTGAACTAGTATCAACCTGCTCTGAAAGAGGTGTATCAGAACCTTTAACTGCTGCACGATCATAGTGATCTCGATAATACCAGCGTTCTTGACGGGCAAACTCATCATCTCGGTCACGATAGAATCTTTTTCCAAACTTAAGATCTGACATCATACGGTCTAAAAATTTGTCATCGCGTTCTTGATTAGCCTCAATCTCGGCTTCGCCTTCGCCAACGTCAACTCCTTTAGCGTATAGTATTTCTCTCATTATCTATGCCTCGTACCAAAGTGTTTCTTCATAACTTGTTTTCGTCTTGGTCGCCCTCGGCTAGTAAGATTTACTACTTCTTTTGCCATAAGTGCAACTCCCATACTACTCACTCTATCATCATGTCCTGAACCTTCTGCGCCTGTCTTTTGTCCAGTTCTTACGTAAGACTGAGCTTCATACACAAAATCCATCTCTCTGACTTTTAAAGAACGTTGAGCGATTTCAGTTTGTAACCGACTCTCCATTATTGCTTTTGTTTTTGAATTTGTAGGCCAACCCTGTTTATTATCGCCATCCCCTGTCTTTTTATCTTTCTTATATAAAAAGATATTTTCGTATTCAAAGACATTCTTCAATGCAGATAACACTGCATAGCCGTGGTTATTTCTTTCCACAGCTAGCAATGCACGATTAAAACTTCTACCTAACGCCGCAAGAAGTCCTGCGAAAGTATCCGGGTCATAACGCCCTGCAATACTTGCATACTGTTCCCCAGTTGCGGCATCAATTACTTGTGCCACTGAAAGGTCTCCGTTAGGTTCACCACCTGCAGGATCCGCTCCAACTATAAAACCTTGTCCTACTCGTGGCAGTGTCCAAATCTTTAATTCGGGCCAATCCCTTTGTAGGTCATGTAAGTAACCGTTTCTACTACGGATTTCACTTACAGTTAGAGGATCTCTACAATGTGTCTCTGCTATATATTGTAACCCATCTAGGTCAAAAATGCAACCCCCTGTAGTAATGAAAGATTCCAAAGGGCTGGAAGGATACTCTTGTTGAAAAAGCTTCTCATCTGTATAACTAGACTTCTTTTCCTCGTACCAGTCATCATCTCTTCCCGGTCGTAAATGGTAAGGGAGGAACACTCCTTCAAAGCCATTGTCTTGTGCTTCAGCGCCTTTCCACATTTTGTAGTAGAAGTTACCTAACCCATTAGCAGTGCTTACTCCAATGAACTGACCACCTGCATCTATCGTTGGTGATAGAGCAGCCCAGTTTTTCTCAGCATGTGGATGGAACGCCCACTCATCTGCAATAACAACGGAGGCAGTTTCAGAACGTCCTGCATCTTCAGTAGCGGGTAGTGCGAATACAGAAGAATGGTGTGTTACGTTCCCCTTCTTATTACGCTGCTCGAATTCAATTTCTTTTTTATTGTCGTTGATTAATGGTCGCCATTTGCGTATCCATTGGGGTAATCGAGAGTATTGGAACTTTACTTTCAGAAGAAGTTTCTGTGCTTCATCTTCTCTCTTAGATAACATAAGCACGTTTGCGTTATTAAAAAACAGAGCTTTATGTAATGCGTAAGAAGAAGCACACCATGATACACCTAACTGTCTCCCTTTAAGCACAATGACTCTATCACTCTTTTGAAAAGTGCTTAGTAGTTCTTTCTGAAAGTCCCAAAGTTTAAACGGGAATGTTTCAAAAGTTTGCGGGTCGTTGATTTCACAATATGTTTCAAGAAAATATACAATATCTTCTTTACACTTGAGAATCTCCTCCAGCTGTTCCTTCTGACTCAGCTCGTCGTTCTTCAAGTCTTTCGAGGATTTCATCGAGGTCGCCTGTGTTACCACTCTTGTGTGTTACCTCCACTCGACTCTTGTTTACTCCGCCTAGATCAATTAGACGATCTATTGCATATTGTACTACACGTACATTTGTATGGTCTAACATAAGTACAAGTTTGTGTATTGCTTTGGCTAAACCAAACGCAGTTACTTCTGCAGCCATAATTACAGGTTGTGTAGTAACCTTCTCATATACAATACGAAAGTCTTTATTCTGCTGTTTCCATGAGTAGGCTGTTGCAGGAGATATACTAGATGCTTCGGCTGCCTGTTTGTCAGATAGCCCATATAGTTTACCTACGAGAAATTGTTCTTGATTTGCATTTAGAGATTCTATTAAACCACCCGCTCCTATAAGAGGGTTAGGTGTTATTAAAGACTCTATGTTCATTTCAGAATGGTCGAGATCTGCGTCGTCATCCATCATCTGAGTTAATGCAAGTAACGAATTAGCTGGCATTTTTACCCCATTTGCATAAGTTTGCCGTTTATGGTATACTTTTATGGTAACACAAGATCGGAGTACTGTCAATGCCTAGAATCAATTATAAAGAAATGGTACACAAAAGAGTACATATACATCGTTCAACCTCAATGCTACTAAGTACAATGTCTGAGCTTATGGGTGAATCTTACAGAGATACCTTTGAAGCTGCTTTATTGTATGGAATGGCTTATATGAATGAGCATAACAAAATGAATATGACTCAGTGGTTAGATGAAGTCAAACTACCTAAAATAGAGGATGTTGACAAATTTATCAAAGTAGAGTAAGATGTAACTAATGACTATGGAATCTGACTTACTCCCCCCTGTTTATCTATCTGATGTGAAACCAGAAGATTATGTATCAGATGAGATGTTTTACTCTGTCTTACTCCAGGCTGGATGGCCTACACATTTAATAGAGAAGGCTTACGAAATAGCTTTTCTGGAATCAAGCCATGCTCCACCTGTTACTAGAGATTTTACAGGAGACGCATCCTATGGTGTTTTCCAAATAAGACCGGATACTCATACGATAAATTTTATAGAAGTACTAGGTGATGATTGGGCTGACCCAAATAGTGAAAACTTCATACTTGACCCAGTAAATAATGCTAAGGTTGCTCTTCATATTTATGAGACTGAAACAACTGCTAATGGTAAAGATAAATGGTTTAATTGGTCTTCACATGTCAGAACTGAAAATCTAGAAGGTAAAGGAACACATGATAAAGACTGGTACACCGACCCTACTAGAAATACAGACGATGGTGATAACTCTGCAAAATCTTACAATAATACTCTAATAAATCTTAATTCTACAGAACAAAACAGTGAGGGTGTAAGACCGCGTTGGAAAAGGTTAATGGAAACTCAAAGAGAAGAGACAGCTAATACTATAGACTCTATGAATAGAGGTTTAGAGGGTTTTAATTTTACTGGCGCTGAATACAAATTTAAAAACAAATATCCTAGTCAAGCAATGTTTGATGACTATATGAAAGATAATGTTAAACAAGAAATTCCATCTGATATGAAACCTCCAATGATACGAGGCAAGTTATTATCTTCTAAACAAGCAACAGACATACCTGTAGCAGGAACAGATCAAATAGAAGATAGATTTCAACCTAACTTTTTAGAACAGAATATAGTAGAATAGTGTTCATGAAAGAAAACATCTGCCCAAATTGCGAAGGCCGACTCGTTTTTGAGCCGGGACATATGAGTTTCAATAATCAAGGAATGTTCTTAATACATGCGGAAAACCGCATCGTTTGTCTTATGTGCGCTCGATATAGATACTTAGATGAATTCAAAGGATGTGAGACAGTAATGGGCCGAACCTCTGCTCTTCCCCACTACGTACTAGAATACGCTCCTTCAGGTGCTAAAGAACAAACTAAAGCAGCTGAGCGTAAAGCACGATATCTCTTGACAAGAACCCCCTAATTTGTTATAATGTAAATGGACGAGTACCGCATTGAATCGGAGGGTATATCTATGTCTGAAACTTCAGAACAACGAAAAGCACAAGACGCACATATTACTGATATGCGCGCAAAAGAACTAGCAAGACTGTCAGGTAGAATTGATGGAATGAGAAGTAGTTCTATTGAGAAGATTGCTCGTATGAGGGCAGACGCTTTTGACCGTACAGTTAAGATGGGTCAATCAAAGAAAGGAAAGAAGAAGTAGGTGTAATGGACTTTAGTAACATAAAGTTATCTATTGGTATCGTAATTGCCATAATTGCACAAGCTTTTGGAATAATTTGGTATGTTGCACAGCTTGACTCTACAGTTGGAAATCTTAGTTCCACTGTTGATATTATTCAGGAAGAAAAGACTACCGTTGATGTCGCAGTATTACAAAACGATATCGAAGCATTAAAAGAAAAGATTGCTCAATCTGTTGACTCATCTGATCTTGAAGAAGCTATTGAAGAACTCGAAGATGAGATGGTTAAGTTAAATACTAGAAGTGCGCTGATGGAAAATGAAATGCGAACTATAATGTCAGATCACGATGGTATTAATAAAGTATTACAAGATATGGGAAAATCTGGTTATGGAGATAAAAGGCAATACGGGGATTATGATGATTAGAGGGGAACTTAATGGATGAACAGAAAGAAAAGAAACCAAGTTTTTTTAAGAGGGTTTTTGCAATCCCCAATGTTCGATTGCCTAAGATACAGTTTAAGAAGAGAGAATGGCGAACACCTAGTATAAATGCTAGTATGCCAAACATTATGAATGTAGGAAAGGTTCCTGATATCAAAGTTGCAAGCTTGAAAGGTACTAAAATTATAGGTGGTGTTTGGAAAGTAGGCACACTTGGATTAGTTATCGGTGTAGCCGTTACTGCCTTTGCAATTGGTACAGCCATTAAAGGACTCAATGCAGCTCCGATATGGCCTGAACCCGCGAATTATAACGCAGCTAGAGTTCCTGCAGACCGAACCCTACAAGTAGGGGATGAGTGGGTATTCGCAGATAATACACCTGCTGACGTTCGAGAGACCCAAACACACACCCTTCAGCTTAACATCTCTGGTGCACGAGCCGCAGACATTACTATCTCTGGTTTAGAGATTGGTAAAGCTTCTGGGCTAACAGATGCAATTCAGGTAGTAGGTACTGCTGACCATGTACTTGCATGTGATACTGTGCTTATTGACAATGTAGAAGCAACTACCTTTAACTTAGCTGCAACAAAAGTATACGAGTTAATTATCACTAATGTAAAGGCTGACGGTCTTTCTATTAGTCCAACTCTATCCGCTACTCCAAAAGACATCACAGTAACTTCTACTCGTGGCGCTGTAAAAATTCCGGGGGTGACCAGTGGTTCCTTCGACAAGATTATCATTAGTACCGCGACTGCAGACAGCTTTTGCCGTTCACTTACACTTAGTAACATATCCGCCTTTGGTGGAGGGATTAATCTCGACCATATGGAGATTGGTACTTTAACAATTCAGAATAGTAAAATTGGTAATGGAACAGGCATTGATGCTCCAAGTTTCATAATTGATGCAACTACACTGATACAATCAATGACAGCAAGTAATAACTATGAGGCACCGATTACAGTTCAATAGGAGGATTAAATGGCTACTAGTAATTGCGGGTGTGTTGAGCCTATTCGTTCTGCTTCCGAGCGTCGTCGAAGCACCATTCGCGGCTTATCAACAGAAGTCCCCCAACCCAGAACCAATATTGAGCGCGACGGTGGAGACACATGGTTTGAATCCTACTCCTGTTGCTCAACGGGAACTCCCGTATGTGCATGTGGAAGTGGTGCCACTCCAACCTGTAGCTGTTCTGGATAGGTGGGATTTTAATTTACATCTAAGTAATTCAGCATGGCGTGGTTACTGGGAATGGCATGGGTTAAGTGAGTTTAAAGATGAGACAAACGAGTTATGGAGATTCGTAAACTGCCTACACGAAAGTGATTCGACAACTCCACTAACACTAAAACGTAATGATGAGAAAGTGGGAATCTTTCGTATAAACCCTCAAGAGTACTATTGGATTACTGAGTGGCACAATATACACGATATAGAAGGAAACATGGAAGCAGCCCACAAAATATGGAAACTAGACGGATGGGATGTTTGGCCTCACTGTTCGAGTATAATGAAACGGAGCGAAGACTATGAGTGAAGAAGAAACCCCCGTACAGACTCCGCCACAAGAGCCGGTTCCCCCTCGTTCTGAGGGCACTACTATTACCGGGATTCAGCTTTTAACAGGCATAATATTCATACCAGTTGTAATGGTGTGGCTTGCACTAGGTGCACGAATCATATGGTCAGCTTCCGAAAATCCAGAAACTCTCGATCAAATTGAGGGGCTTCTCACGGCCCTGGCGGTGCTTTCGCTACCTGTATCGATGGGATTGGGTAAGTTGTTTGAAGCATTCAGCTCTGAGGTCACATCTAGAAATGACAAATAGAATACTAATAGGAGCACTGCTCCTATTTTTTATTTTAACTCCACTAACAATATGGGAAATAGCTACATTACATGATACAATACAATCAAATGAAGTAGCACTTGAAAGAGTAGATAAGCAGATTATGGAGTTACAGTATCATGTAATATATCTTGAAGAGTCACTAGTAAACGTAGTAATAACTAGTGAAACAAATGAGTACAGGTTAGATTTGATTGAGGAGATTTTTGACTAATGAAAGAAATAGAAGAAGACGGTGTAGTGTTGTTTGAGTATGATAGCTCAGGCCGAGTAATGGATGCAGAAGTAGACGAAGATGGTTGGGAGCAGATGGTCTTTCCTGAATGGCAGATGCGCTTTGACTCCACTCTTGGATACGGAGTCACGCGAATAAAAGACCGAGCAAGTTATGACAGCTGGAAAGCCGCCCGACCTGTATGGGATGTATACGATGCTGACGAACGAGTTCGACTAGGATTAGAGCCTTTTAAAACTGTAGAAGAGCACGAAGCAGAAAAGAAAGCTTTATACACTAAGGCAACTGCAGCTGGTAAAGAAGCGTGGGAAAGTTACTTAGCAAGCAAAGGACTATCAAACGACGGTACTCCTGAGATGGCTAGGGCATGGACTGACTACGCACGAATGATGCAAGGATAGGAGCGACGCGGGGTGGAGCAGTGGCAGCTCGTCAGGTTCATTGTCTGAAGCGCGTAGGTTCGATTCCTGCCCCCGCTACCAAACTAATGAGATTAGCTTTTTTTGGTTCCCCTGGATGTGGTAAGACAACTATGTCTAATAGCATAGCTGCGCTTTATGGGGGAACTGTAGTAAGCTTTGCAGACCCACTACGCGAATGTGTAAGTGAGACTTTTGAAATACCTATGAGAGATTTGGTGCATGTACCGGAAAAATACCAGTGGCGACAACTATTACAATTTTGCGGAAATCGGATGCGAGACAAAGACCCTAATTTTTGGGTGGACAAAATGGGAGATCATATCGACTCTTTTGACCCACATCAAGATTTGTGTATTGACGATATGCGTTACCCTAACGAGTTTGACCTTCTTAAGCGGCTTGGATTTGAAATGGTTCACGTCGGATCCAACCCTTCCGCTAAGCAAGGAGCCATTACCGCTGACGAGTCCAAAGATTCCAGCGAAGCCCACTGGAGAGACTTCATGCCAGATTACTATGTTCCATGGAGACATCACAAGTCAATGCGGGTACACCTAATGCTATCAATACGAGATGAAAAAGCAGGAGTAAAAGAGAAACATAGACTATGAAAACAGTATACTATCATCCTTGGTGGCAATGGACTGGATCCGATGGTAAAGCAGAAGATCCGTTAGATAATCCTCTTTTTATGGAAAGTACTTTTGTACCTCCAACTACATACCTACAATATATAAAAGACCAAAATATGTGGGAAGGATGGGAGCATGCAGAATGTCCTGCTCTTGCACACTTTGGAAATAACACATTTGTTTTTTATGCACAAACCGATTCAGATTATTCTTTAAATGAACATGATGACATAAATATTTTTATGGATGAACTTCGTAATGGTATTTTTGATAAGTCAATTATTACAAGAAGCTCTAATAATGACCAACTAATTTTGCAACTGTTCCCTAGATATTTGCTATGGACTAACCATAAAGAAGCATGGGTGGAGATGCTGCCAGTTCCTAATGGCCCTATGACACAACTGCCGGCTATGTTCCCCCTTGGTAAATGGTCCCGTTCTGTCCATGCAACTCCTATGTCAAAAAGAGATCAACGTGTGACTATGAAACGAGGTGACGCTCAATTTATGATTAGATTCCCAGATAGAGGTGAAAAGTACCAGCTAAAAATGAAACGTCCATCAGAAAAAGAAATGGTAGAACAAGAGAAGCACATGATGCTCAAGCAGTATCTTCCACACATGTCATGGAGTATCATGAATAAAAAAGAAGAAAAGAAATGTCCATTCAGAAAGTTTTGGTAGCGCAAGATAGTATTATATGCTATAATGTAATTAATGGCAAAAGACCCACGACTAGCCCGAGCAGGTGTTTCCGGTTTCAACAAACCGAAGCGCACCCCTAGTCACAAAACTAAGTCACACGTCGTTGTGGCTAAATCAGGTGGTACAATTAAAACTATCCGATTTGGGGAACAAGGCGCAAAGACTGCCGGGAAACCCAAAGCTGGCGAGTCTGCAAAGATGAAAGCCAAGCGCAAGTCCTTTAAAGCACGACATGGCAAAAACATTGCTAAAGGCAGACTGTCTGCTGCATACTGGGCCAATAAGGCTAAATGGTAAAAGAGACCCTAGTTATTATAGGGTTGCTCATGTTCCTCCATTTCATTTTGTATAGGTACATAAAGAGTAACTAGCGGCACATTTAGACCAGTAATAGAAAATAATTGAAATTTCTTTATCTGCCGACTAACCTATTTTTCGTATTCTTCTTTCGCTCCGGTACCCTGCGACCTACGCTTCCCACCCACCCGCCCCAGATTTCGCATGTGCTAATAAAAAAAGTAAGCATGTGCTAATAAATATTATTAGCATGTACTAATACTCAGCGTTCGCATGTGCTAATGCTGGTATACTTTGCGTACAAAGTACACAAACTAAATCTGTCAATAGACCCGTGGTAGATTTAGGTAGGTTTAGATTTAGGTAGAATTTCTGCTTGACGATTAGCTGCTGATGTGGATGAAAAATGAGTGGCACATTTATGCCAGGCCACCGTAGTGCACAGCCATGTCACACGGTAGGAATAAAAAAATCCCACCGGCAGGGTTAACCGGTGGGAGTCTAAGCAGTTTACTTAGCTTGGTTTTTTAAGATGATAGCGAGCGCGTCGCTAATGTCACCTAGATTTTTCTCGAGCTTGTCAAGTCTCGAATCATCCGAAGATTTTGTTTTAGTTGGAGTCGCCAACTTCGACGGCGTAGAGTTTTTAATCTCGTGAGCCTTGCGGAATGCATCATCAAAGATGTCCGCGTACTTAGTACCAAAGACTGATGAGACATCAAACTTTGATCCAATTTGTGAGCCGTTAGGCTCGTCAGTTTCCCAAGCAGTCTTGCCAGAAACTACCCAGTAACGAACCGCGCCACTAGCTCGCGTCGTATTCATACGCTTGTTAGTTTTGCCGTTTGCATAAAAAAGTTTATTATTCATGCTTACCCTTTCTTACCCTAAGTTCAGTATAGCGATCCAATTGTTTCGATTCCGAGTCAGAAATGTTACAATCATATTAACAACCAAACCTACTCAATTCTAACAGACCGCTAGACACTAAGCCCAAGATGTGGATCAGATTCTGCTTGTATTCTTGACTGTATTACTTATGTATTTATTAGCATACCCTAACAATTATTATTAGTATGTGCTAACACGCTGAGTTAGTATTAGCGAATGTATTGTATTAGGTGTAGCTTATATTATTTATAAGCATGAGCGAAAAGTCTAAGCTGTATTACGCGCACACCACACACCCACACCCACGCGTACACTATAGTATATACTATAGTTTAAACTATAGTAAAGTAAAGTAAAGTAAATATATATATATATATATATAATAATAATAATAATAATACG